GTCTTTGCAGTAACAGAAGTCTTTTCGATGCTGAATGCCATCTCACCGAAAGAACCACCACCAGAAGTACCTAGTGCTTCAGCTGCGGAAGTAGCGATACCAGTACCAGTAGTGTTAGAACCTGGATTCCAAGTAGAACCAGCGTGAGTGCCAGTACCAGAGAAGTCAGTATCTGCTTCGTTGAACAACGCTTCAGTACCGCCTTGAGTTGCATAACGGCTCTTCATTGCGAAGATCAAGCCAGTTGGCTGAGTCATTGGCTGAACACCAGCAACATCATAAGCGATAAGTTGTGGCATTGCACGACGAACCAAGCTGATCAATACTGGATCAAACTTAGCGATACCACCAGTGTCTGGGTATGAACCAACGCTGTTAGTTGGAGCAGCTTCGTTCAATGCGCCAACTTGCTCATTGTATTTTCCCTGCTCACGTTCTTGGTTTTCAAGAAGGATAGCAGTAACTTCCTTACGGTAGTTATCTTTGATTGGAGCAGAACCCTCGTGCTCGAGGATTGGTGCCCACTTTTTAAGTAAATCTTTACGATCCATTTTGGATTCCTTTATTTATTAAGTGCGGATAGATATTGTGCCATGACAGGATCAAGATTAGTTTTCTTCTCTTCTGTCAAGACTTCTACTGGAGCATCAGTTACAACAGATTTAACTTCTGTTAACTGCTTGGCTGTGAAATAACTTTCACGAATAGTCTTCAATTTAGATTCGAATGACTCAGAATCTTCATAAGCGATTTCATTTGCCAAAGACAAGAACTTTTCAGTTTCTGTATCTGTCAAACCTTCGCTTACTGTCTTAACAATTTCAGTACGCTTTGCTTCTGCAAGAGTTTTTGTCAACTCAACATTAGCTGCGACTTGTTCGTCAATCTTAGACTTAAGATCAGCGATTGTATTTTCCATCTCACCAAGAACGTCGTAACGCTCTTCTGGGACTTCAATATAATGCTCTTCGAATAGATCCTTAAGACCATTTACGAAACCTTCGAGAATCTCAGATTTCATACCTTGCTCTAGGGCGATTTCATTTTGTGCCATCCACTGCTCAGCGATGTAGCCGAGATATCCATCAACTTGTTCAATAATTCCCTGTGTATTCTGCTCAACTTGTTCAGCAAGTTTAGCTTCGAATTCTTCTTCGATACGTGTAACTTCAGCAGTAACACGTGCCATAACAGCTGCTTCGAAAATAGTAGCTGCTTTGGTTTTAAATTCTTCAGACAACTCTTCGCCACTTAGCATAGCGTCAATGTCTTCTTTCATTGGCTTGACTGGCTTCTGGTCACCATTGTGTGGGTTCATCTTACCCTTTGGTGCATCTTCAGCGTCTTTTTCGTCTTGCACGTTATTGCGTGCATTGTCTGGGTTTGGAGTCTCACCGCCATTTGGCACATTGTTTTGTGCGTCACGGATTGGAGCAGTGTCTCCACCTGCAGAGTTTTCTTTGGTAGACTTGCTACCACCTTCTGCACCTGCAAGTTTCATTTCGTCTAGTTGCTGCTTTTTAGATTCAGCTAAAATTTCAGCGATTTTTTGTTCGATTGACATCGTTATCTCCTAACTTGGATAGTTCTGTTATTTATTTATTATTTATCTGATTTTACTCAGAAAGTGTTGGAAAGCCTTCACCTTTGCTTCCTCTAGGTTTCTAGAAGAAGTCTTTCTAATAAGAGATTTAACCTCTTCAATATTTTGTTCCACAAACTTTCCATCAACAAATATCCACTCTTTGTTCTCCATAATACCTCTAACATATGCGTCAGGGGCAGATGGATCAGCTACAATGTCAGCAGCTGTAGATAACATGAAGTCATCTTGAACGATTTGAATCCCCTCATTGTTTTGCTTAAGGGAACCCATGGCTCTGCTCGAAACACCAAGATTTGCACCACCTTCTAAAAGACCACGTGCAATGTTACCCATTGGAGTTTCTAAAATCTTGGCACGACCGATATAGTTAGTGCCTTCTTTACGTAGAGAAGTAATCATGTGTGACACACGATCAAGATTAATACCTGGACCATCTGGATGTCCAAGTTCACCGTATGCACGATTGTTCTCTACTGCTTCTTTAATGTAACGAGAAACCTCTTTGTCCATTGTACTTTCTTTGTACATACGACCATTGCGGTTTACTAGTTCTGATTGAAGGAAGATGCCTTCGATAAAGTATTGTTTACCTTTACCAAGACCTTTATCTTCAACGATAAATCTAGTATCTTGAACTTCTTCTCTAATTAGTTTCATGGCTTAGACCTTATCTGGAGAACCACTTGCTGTGGTTGAAGCACCAACACGAGTAGCATCATCATATGCACCGTAAGTAGCAGTCTCAACTTTAGTATCCCAACCAGCAACTTTACGTAGAACAATATAACCTGTAACTGGTTTAGCAACTTCATTAGTAACAACAATGTCATATGTGTTGTTGATGTTGTCAACAAAACCATTTTCATTGAGTTCTAACATTGGTGCGTTTTC